TAAAACCGATATGGATTTACATAACGTAGCTGAAAAAGCAGTAGCAGCAAGTGAAACGGGTAAGACATTAACTATGACTGATTACGATAATTTAGTAGCAGGCAATAGTGAAGATCAACAAATGGACGAAGTAAAAAGAATGATTAAATTAGCTAACATTAAAACATTTTTTCAATAATATGAAAACACAACTTAACGAAATCAAAAGAATGCAGCAATTAGCTGGTATCTTAAAAGAAAACTTTGAAGATAATTCAAATGAAGACGGTATTAATAGTGATTATTTAGATGATGATAGTTATGATGTGCTGTCCAAAACATTAGTTAATTTACCTTTAGAAGATTTTATTAAAGTAATTAAAGCAGTAGGTGATTATGATATTTGGATGGATGGTGCTAAACAAATGGGAACTAATTTAGATGATAAGAGCTTTAAAGTACAAACAATAGATACTTTTGAAGATAGTGATGTTGAAAGATATAATCAAGCTTTACAAAGTTTATAATTAAACATATATATATTCATACACATGAAAACACAAATCAACGAAATCAAAAGAATGCAGCAATTAGCTGGATTAATTAAAGAAAATGATGGTTCTTCTTTAAATCCACGTACAAAAGTAATTGTTGATAAATTATTAAATAAAACAGCAGAAGCAATTAATATTAAAGATACAGATACTTTACAAAAAATATATAATAAAGCTCTTACTGTTGGTGGTGGTAGTTGGAGTTATTTTATTGATCAACTTACACATAGAGGTTTAGCTTCAATAACTCCTAAAGGAATATTAGCTTGGAACTTTGAAAATCCAGAAGACGTAGATAATTTTTAATTTATAGAACGAATTCATTGCTCGTTCGCATCGAAACAAAATAATTGAAGTAGTGGCTCATCTTAATTGATGGGCCTTCCCTCATTTGAAAAGGCAAAATAAAAATATTACATTTATATTATGAAAAGAGCATTCCAAAATTCACAGAACATTCAGCACATGCTGAATACAGCTAGAACCCAATCAACAATAGTAAAAACCCCTATAGCCCAGCCAGAATCAATAACTGAGCCAATAGCATCTGAACCAACTAAACAATATAAAAAAATTGTTATTATTGGAGCAGGTGTGTCAACACAATATGGTGTATTGCATCTATTAAAAAATGGATATGATCCAAAATGTATTACTATTATAGATAAAGGTAATAATATTGATACTAGACAACCTGAAGAAATAATGACAGGTGCTGGTGGAGCCGGAACATGGAGTGATTTTAAAGTTATCCCATCATTTAAACAAGGTGGATTATTTTTCCCTCACTATTGTCAAGATGAAGAGTATGCAACCAAATTATCTGAACAATTATATAATTATATAGTTGAATATCATCCTGATTCATCTAAAATAATGTATACTGAACCAGTAAAGACACCTCAATACATTAAAAAATCTCCATTTGAATTAAGACAGTCACCTTGTTATCACTTAGGTACTGACTATGGCCAACAACAAGTAAAAAATATATTTGAGTATTTTGAACAGTGTGGTATAAACCAAATATATAATGCTGAAATATCAAGTATTGATTTTAAGCGTAATGAGATAGGTATAGGGCATGATTACATCAAATATGATGATCTAATTATAGCAACCGGTAAGTCTGGTATGGATTTACTAACTAATCTAATTACAAAGTATAACCTAGAAACTATCTCCAAACCAGCTCAATTTGGAATACGTTATGAAACAGATGGAAAATATTTTGAAGAATTAAATAAAATAGCTTACGATTTTAAATTATATAAGAAATTTGGTGAAGATAGCGCTCGTTCATTCTGTACTAATAATTTTGCAGCATTTGTAGCTGAAGAAGAAACATACGGAATGAAATCATATAATGGACATGCTCATAAAGATAAAGATAAATATAACGGTTTAACTAATTTTGGCATATTATTAGAAGCACGAGGTATAGAAGATCCATTTGAATTTAGTAAAAACTTAGTAGAATTTTTTCAAAATGAAGGTAAGGCAGCATATTATTCACCTTCTAATCGCGAACCCTCACTGACAGATCAGGGTCGTAAAGTACCTGGGTATAAAATATCGTTGGATAAATTTAAAGAGGGATTTGGTAAATATGCTGATTATATAATGGAATTTATAGATGATTTAAATACAACATTTGGTATAAATGACAATTATGTATTTTATTGTCCTGAGGTTAAATTTTTAACTAATGAAATATTATTAAATAAAACAAATCTATCCTTACCTCAACATCCAAATGTCTATTTACAAGGGGATGCCGCTGGAGCAAGAGGAATATATATCTCAGCATTACATGGATTATATGTAGCAGAAAACTTATTAAAATAATATTACTAGGTGTTGGGCTGATGGAATTTTCATATATTTATTGGTATGACAAGCATATATATTTTAGAAAGAAACGGAATACCGTTTTATGTAGGTAAAGCAAACGATATAGTAAGACGCAAACATAAACATTCCCAAACATATGGTAATGATATAATATTAACTATTATTGATAAAGTAAAAGATTGGAAGTACTGGGAAGAATATTGGATTGAGCAATTTAAAACATGGGGCTTTACTTTACTAAACCAGAATAAAGGCGGAGGCGGTCCGGAACGATATACTGAAGAGCAAAAACAAAAAATGAGAAAACCTCGTAAAGAAGGAACGGGGGAGAAAATTAGTAAAGCTTTAAAAGGCAACCATTCAAAATACTATACAGAAGAAGTAAGGCAAAAAATAAGCAACGGTAATAAAATATTAAAACCCTTTTCTGATATACACAAACAAAATATGGGGATAGCTAAACGTAAACAAGCAATATCGGTACTTATGTTTAATTTAAATGATATTTTAATTCAAGAATGGGAAAGTAAAGGACAAGCTGCTGAGTGGATAAAACAACAAACAGGTAAAACAAGTAATATAACTTCACAAATAAAAGATTGTATTTTAGGTAGACAAAAAACAGCTTATGGATTTAAATGGAAATACAAATAATCACTTTTAAAATAAAACACAATAAATGGAAACAAGACGCCTTAAGGCAAAAGATGGAACTATAGCTTATTATGTAAATATAGGAGGAATAAATAAAATGCATAACTGGGATTCAGTAGCTTTCCTACCACAAGGCAATAAACGTAAAGCCGAATATTATCTGTTTGGTATTAAACATTCTAAAGTAGAGTGGGAAGAAAAGAAAAAAGATGTTCATGGTCAACCATGGCACAAAACATCTGCTGGTAAAGCATCAGGCGCAAGAGCATAAAATATAGGAGCTGCAAGGCTCCTATTTTACATTTATCTAAATAAAAGTTATGACAGAAAGAAGAGGTAGACCAGCAGAAATAGCACCACAGGAATCACCACGTAAATACACTAAAATATATGATCGTGAAGATACAACTGAAACATGGGTATATGATTTAGATAAACATCCTAATGGACCAATATCAGTTGACATTAAGTATAAAAATGGAGCTGATAAAAACTGGGCTAAAATGCAGAAGGAACAAAAACGCTATGCAAGTAGTATGCGTAAAATAAATAAAGCACAAGCACTTAAAACAAATAAATAGTTATGAACAAAGAATTTATACCTTATGAACAAGCATTAGAACTTAAAGAGTTAGGGTTTGGTGAATTATGCCTATTCTATTATGGAGACAATCAAGCATTAAGAATATACCATCAATCAGAAATATATGATGACTTAGTTGGTGCCCCGCTATACCAACAAGCATTTAGATGGTTTAGAGAGAAGTATGGCTTATATGCTGAAATTTTTGTTGATGATAATAAAACCTTTGGATTTTATATAACTTCTTTTATAGAAGAAGGTAGATTGGATAAACCAATCACAAGACAATTTAACACATATGATGAAGCGGAGTTAGGTTGTGTTAAACAATTAATTGAAATAATAGATAGAAAAGACGAAGCATATCAATAAAAATAAATAAATAATGAAGATTGGATTAACAGGAACAATCAGTGTAGGTAAAACGACATTAGTAAATGCACTAAAAGAATTAGAGCAATTTAAGGATTATGAAATAGCAGTAGAACGTAGCAAATATTTACGTGATCAAGGCATTACATTAAATACAGATTCTACATTAAAAGGTCAATTAACATTCGCTGCTGAACGTAGTATTGAATTGATGAAGGAAAATATTATTACTGATAGAACAATATATGATGTATGTGCATTTACGTTAAGTGCTGAATCAATTGGTTGGACTAATAAGCGATATTTTACTGAATTATTGATGTCGCTACGTGACGAATATGATTTAATAATTTACGTATCGCCAGAAGGCGTTGATATAGAGGATAACGGTGTTCGTACGGTTGATGCTGATTATCGCAATAAAATCGATCATACAATACGTGAAATGCTAAACGAATATAAACACAAAAATTTATTAACGGTAAAAGGTACAACTGAAGAACGTATCGCTACTATAATCTCCCACATAAGCTAAATATTTATGGACATAAACATAACTGAATTAAAGACAATGAAAGCCAAACAACTTAGGAGATTAGTACAAGAAGCTATCGCTAGCGTTTTAAATGAAGATGCTGCTGCTGATCAAGCAGCACAAACTGCTAAAAAATCAGCTATAGATAAAGAAATTATTGCTCTTCAAAAGACAAAAGCTGAATTAAGCAAAGAAACATCCCCATTAGCCGAAACAGATATTGATGAAATGGCTCGTATCGCTAAAGGATTTAGATTAGCTGATCCAAATATCGATGCATCTCAATACTCTACTAAACGTGTAAGTGGAACTTCATTATCTGATGTTATTGAATTTTTCCGTGCTAATCCAGGTGCTGAAAAGACAGCATTACAAGCACAATTTAATTTCGTTCGCCCTCAAATAGCAAATGCCGTAGTAAATGGTTTATTAGATGCTGGTATATTAGTTAAATTAGGAGCAGGTGGTGAAGAAGAAGCACCAGTAGCACCAGGTGAAACAGCACCCGTACAAGCAACTGAACCCGAAGATATGTTTATGGGTAGCGCTGAAAACCCATTATCAATGTATTTTGATAATGAACCAAATGCAGATGGTGATGAAGATTTTAACGATGATGAAGAACCAACTGTAGATGATATGGAAAAAAGTGATGCACCTGTTAGTAGCATCTCAGACGAAGATTATGAAGCTTGGATGAAATATGGTGAATTAAAACAACGTTTAGATTCTACTAAAAGTAATATCACAAAATTAAGAAAAGGTAGAAGCGGTGGAATGATGGGAGACATATCTGACAAACCATCAACAGAATTACAACGTTTGCTTGATTTAAAAGCATCATTGGAAGAAAGAATTGCAGCTTTAGTAGCTACATCTCCATACTTACAAGCTAAGTTAAAGAAAGAAGAACCAGTAGCACCAGCAATTAAGCCTGAAGATTTAGAAGTAGAACCATTAGACGAATGGACAATTAATAAAATGCAATATTACGCAGGTATAAAAAAATAGTATATGAAAAAACTAATATTTCCAATTTTAACATTAGTACTAATTTGTTTCGTTGTATTTGAAAAATGTAGCGATACTGTTAGTGATAAAGCATTCAACGCACAGAT